ATGCGGTAATAATGTCGGTGCGTGATAAAAACTTTGCATAGCCGCGTTGATCCATATAAAAAGAACCTAAATCGGTGGCTTCAACTTCCTGGCACGCGGCCAGTAATGATCTTGAACTACCGGCATCTGCCTGCACTGTTGTGGTCGTAGTTGTAGATATGTCACGCATACCACTTGGCCACTCACCTGCATCTAACAAACTTGAAATTCTTTGTGCGGTAGTTTGTCCGGCTATACCGCCACTCACTGATGTGATTGTAGTTAGGTTTAGTAATTGGAATCCATCTACGCATGATAAAGTTACATAGGCTGGATCAAATCCAGTAGGGCTTTGGTAATTCCATTGTTGCACATAAAATGATCCTAAGTTGTAAGTTACATTAGCAAAAGTAGCTGTAAATCTAATTTTTCTCATAGGTTTTATCTTGCCGTAAAGACTTGATAATGTGTTTGCAGGATTAAACTCACCTGTTTGATCTACAAAAACAATCCTTGCGCTGCCACCTGTAAATGAGTCTGATGATCTATTAAATGCACGCCTTATAAAACATTGCGTAACTAAGTTAGTTATATCTACAACATCAGATGCAGCTGTCCCTAAAACAGCACTATCTAAAACAGTTGCAGGATCATCAAGCACAAGGGCAGGATCAAAACTTGCACCATTGCTAAAATCTACCTCTACTTTTAAAACTGCAGCTGACATTATCTGCCTAAGTTTGTGAGCTGAGTGACCGCCCCAGTTCGGTTAAGGTTATACAAAACATCTTGTATTACAGATTGCAATTGACCCTCAGAAATAACAGAGCCTTGTACATTTACAACTACCTTTGTACCCATGCTACCCATGCGGTCTAATGGAATAACTGCCTCAGCACCAGCTTCACCAATCATTGCTAAGGTTGGTTGTGTTACAACGCCACCTGCAGCTAATCTAGGGATGCCACTATACCCACCTACATTTTGCTGAGGTACTCTTAAAGGTGGGATACCACTGTATCCACCAACATTTCTCTGAGGTACTCTTAAAGGTGGGATACCACTGTATCCACCAACATTTTTTTCTCCAAGTCGTTCAAAAACTTTATCTGTATCTTTGTCTATTTTATCTATTACATCTATTACAGGATCAAAAAATGTTGTATCAAATCCACCAAAAGTTTGTGAGCCTAATTTTTTCTTACTTATTTCATCAAGCAAACCAAGCATTTTGCGTAATTCATCATTAGCCGCAAACAATTCTTGTAAGTAAAGCAAAACCTGAGTGGTGCTTACTCCCCATTTTTTTGCCAACATGTCAATTTCTTCAGTGGTAATTACCCCATCCTCAATTACCTTCAAAACATCAGCATAGCGTTGCGCTTCATTAACGGCTTTAGCAGTACCATCCGCTAATTTTTGTAATATTTTTACACGCAGTTCATCCTCACCTGACAATTTACGGCTTAAAGCAGCTTGTAAATTTATGCGATCCATATCAAACATAGCTTCTAAATCTGCTTTTTTCTTATCTAAAGCCTCTTGTGCCTTTTTCTCAGCTGTTAATTTTTTCTGTTTATTTAATGAGTCACCTGCCAACTTATCTAATCTACCTTGCAACTTAGCCAACTTCTCAGCAATTGCTTTTTGTTGAGCTGATTGTGTAAAAGTATCGCGTGTAGTTTCTGCAATTTTTTTGCCCTCTTTAGCTAGGTTTTCAAACCCTTCCAACCAACCGCCAATGACAGGTATATTTTTGCTAGTAAATAATAGTTTAAGCAAATTGCCACCAGCAGTGCCTTCAAATTTTTTACTTAAATTTGTAAATGCATCTGTAATTTTATTAACTTTGTCAGCTAAGCCAACTAAAATATAACCACCATTAAGTCCTAATTGTTCTAATTTACTACCAAAAAAATCAGCCGCATCACCACCACCAGCGATAATTTCAAAAGCTGTAATAAATCCTTCACCTAAAGCTGTTTGAGCTGCGCCTGCACTAATCTTTATTGCATCTAGTTGACCACCAAAAGTCTCTGTAGCTCTTGCAGCTGCGCCGCCAAATTTTAAAGTTAAGTAATCTGTTATCTCTGCTAAGCCTGCTTGTTTTGCAGTGGCAGCATCAAAACCCAAGCTTAGAGCGCCTAGTGCCTTAAAATTGCCTCTACTTGCTTTACCCAAAGCATCTGATACTGTATTTAAATCAATACCTGCACCAACACTTGTATCTACGGCTAAAGAAAAAAGATCTTGTGCTTTAGTTAAATCTTGTGTTTGTATAATCAAACCATTGATTGCAGGTGTCAATTGAGTCTTAGTAATATTTGATGCTTTTTCTAAACCGCTAATAAAAGAATTTACACTAGCTAATTGATCCAATTCATTTATTGATCTTAAAGATTGCTCAACTGACTTATCTAATTTTTCTTGTGCTAAGGCAGCTTGTATTGAGGATCTAGCCAATCTCTCCATAGCAATTGCGCCTGCAATACCAGCTGTAACAAGTGCGGCCTTGCCTGCAAACTTGCTTTTAGCAATAAAAGCATCAAAACCCTTAAGCTCTTTTGTAGCTTTCTCTAAACCCTTTTTATCAAACTTAGTTAAAAAGTTTATGACTACATTGCTACTCAAAGCCATGACTAACCTCTAAATTCTTTGCCTAGATATTTTTGTAACACCTCTGCAATATTAGCAAGAGCCTGCTCACCTTTAAGGGCTGTGGCCTTGTAAATTAACCTTTTTCCTTTGCCATCTGAGGCAATTGCGCCACCGCTTTGATTAACTTTGCGGATAAAAAAATCACTTGCTTCTCTATTACGACTAACACGCCTTGTCTTTGCTTTTGATCTAGCTGTGCCTGATCCTGCTAATTCATAAATGATACCTGGCACTGACTTATTCATAAGTGCTAAAGCGGTAACGCCAAAAGTAGTTCCTTTAATTCTTTGTACTTTAGATTTTGCATTACTTATTGATATGCCTGATCTTGCTTGCTCTTGAGACCATTGCCATCTAGACTCAGCTGTTTTGCCATAAGTCCTACCTCTGTGAACAGTGTCGGTAGCCCATCCCCAAGCTGCAGGATAATACGGTTTTGTATCGCGCCATCCTGGAAATACCTCAGCTGGTACAAAACTTTTTGCTAGTTGCTCTACAGGCTTTATTTGTTTGCGTAACTCACGCCTAAAAATTCTGTGAGCCGCTGGATCTATCTCTTTTAATTTTGCTAAAAGCGCATCTAAATTTTCAACATAGATTGACTTAAGCCGTCTATCTGCATTGATCATTATCTACGCCTAACTGTTTTAGTTTGTTTTGCCCTTTCCTGCAAAATTGCTTTTATGGCCATATAAACTGCAGGGTCAACCTCTAATAAATCCTTGGGCGATATTCCTGTAGCCACCGACACAGATGCCAACTCCCATATCTGTCCATGTCGGTCTAACCATTTTTTGAGTCATAGAGTAAATCCACATCAACATATTGGTTAATGTAATCATCCCCATAAAGCAATTCTGTTTTGCCTAGATCTTTTTCAAGTCGCCAAGCAAACCACCACAAATCTGACTCCATTTGTAACTCACCTAGCCGCTTACGCCATCCTGTTTTAAACTCCGCTTCAAAAGCGACTTTTGCAGATGGCGTAAGATCGTAAGTAACTTTCTTGCCGTCTTTCTTTGTTATTTCAATCTTGTGCATGTCCCACCTTTTCTTATTATTAGCTAGTTGCCTTGGTTATAGCTGTTACAGGAATTGTGATACTAGCAGTCATAGCTGCATCTGTAGCACCTGAAATAGGTGTCCACTGAGTCACTAGACATGACATGCTGTAACTTGGATTAGTAGCTGAAACTGTACCTGTTACTGGTACTAATCTAATTGCTAATTTAGATCCAATTGCATCCTCAAACAAACTGTTAACTGATGCAGCTGCAAAATCATTGAAAATTTCCATAGATACAGATGAGACCTCAACCCCACCAACCATATTTTGAACGGTATCGTTCATGGCTGTGATAGTAACTGCCTCAACTTCTCTATTTAAACTTACAGTGCTTACATGATCGCTGATAGTTGTAGTTCCTACGACTACAGCGACTTTATTACCCATAAATATGGCCATTGTTTTCCTTTCGCTAACCTATCAATTCCACTGAATACTGATAACTTAGGTAGTCAATATTAGCGGATGTTATCGTGCCTGGTGATGCAGACACAACTCTCAAAGTTTGCACTGCACCGCTTAGTGTTTTATCAGCCTCAACTGCGGCTTTAATTGAGGTTGAACCAGATGAGGCAAGTAGCCCATCTAATCTTTCTTGTCCACTTCTCTCACTCATCCTACCTACCATTACAATTATGTTGCAGGTGGCAAAGTCAAAACCTCTGTTTAAGGTGTAATCATAATTAAGTGATAATTGACCTACTACTGCAAAAGCATTATTGGTAGGTATATTTGCAGAGTCAGGTACATAATCCATAACACGCAAACCTGTAATACTTTGTAAAGCGGTCTTAAGATTATCTCTGACTGTACTTGGGTTCATGCAATTGCAATCTTTTGATACGCTCTAACCATATTAGTTACATCTCTACCAACTGGTGACATGCGTATCACACCTAGATCTCCAAGACCTAAAACTCCACCTGGGGCATCTTTACGCTTGTATAGATCAGCTGTAAGGATAAGACAAGCTACAGTTATATCATCTGGCACTGATGGCCAACCCCATTTAGCTGTGACCTCAACACCAGGGCGCAAACCATTTTGTGTAATGCCTGGGAATATTGGCCAGCTTTCAGTATTAGAAACCATTGTCAATTGTGTAAAGGGTCTGCCTAAAGCTGAGGCAGTCAGTGGATCTAAAATATAATCAGTATCTAAAGTTAATGTTTTACTGTAAGTGCCATTGCCACCCTCATCAATTTTTACAATTAAACCTGATGTAGAGCTGATGTCATCTGTGTAAATAAAGACATCTGAGTATGCTCTGTATTTTCTAGCTGAGGCATTAGCATCTGCATAAAATCTGCGATTGGCAATGCGATCTATAGATCTTGATGATGACTCTACTAAATCCTCTAATAGGTCATTATCTGTACTGTCTGAAATAGACAAGTAATTTTTAATTTGTGTAAGTGTTGCATAACCATTTGTTATAGCCATGATTGGTATCCAAAATCTGTTTTGCTCTGGGACATTAAGCTCTCCATATCTTAAATACCAATCATAGTTAGGATCTAAGCCCTCTGGAAGGGTAGAGGGCTTAGAAGCTTATTTACTCTAGAAGCTAGGTGCGGCCAAGCCAGTGCCATTTATTTGTGCAATAGCTTTTCCATAGCGGTCTGCAGTGAAGGCTGACATACCAAATAGAACAATATTGATTGCAACCTTGCCGTTAGGTTCTTCAAATGTCACATAGGTAGGAGCTGCTGCTTCTTCCCATAGATGACACTCATTTAGATCTACAACAAAGATTGTGTCTTGGTTTGTGCTTGTACCCTTATCGGTTGCAATATTAGCATCAGTAATAATTGGCAAACCTAACATTGAATAACCTGAGTTACCATAAGTAGGTGTGCCGTTACCTGTGCCGATTGCATTTACTGGATTGTAAGCAGTAGGTACAACCAATGGGCGATTTTGACTGTCAAGTGCTGCTAACAAGAAACCAAGTCTCCTTGGGTGCATCAAAATTGCATTTGGATTTGTATAAATGTTACTTTGAATTGACTGTATCGCATCTGCGACCTTCGGATACAAACCCGCAACCGTTCCAGTTGTGGCTGTGTAAGTTATTAAGATTCCAGTGGTCATATTTACTAGACCTAATGGTTGTCCATTTGATCCTGATCCATTTAGAAGTGAGTTATCTAATTTTGTGTGATAATCACGGATTAAATCACCTAGAACAATTCCCTCAATGTTGTATCCGCGTAGTAATGCTTGCTTAGATACTGATTGTTGTCCTGCAATTGTATTTACATTTACAGTTAGGGTTGTATCTGCCATATCTT